ATGGCTAAAACAGACCTAACAACCGATACCCAAATCAAGAAAGCAATCAAAGACACTATCAAGACTGCTAAAACGATTAGCTATCCCATAGCTGGCTATAAAGGGTTAGAGATACGTATTAGACCACAAAAAGACAGCCAGGACGTTACAGCCGATTTTAGACACCGTTATACACACCCTGTCACTGGCAAGCGCCCCTATATGACTTTAGGGCAATACCCAGCGTTAAGCCTTGCCGAAGCCCGTCAATACCACAGTGATAATATGCAACTACTAGCCAAAGATATAGACCCCATAGAGCATAGAGATAGCTTAAAGCAAAAAGACATAACAGACCGTCAAAACACTTTAAATTACTTTATTAACGAATGGCAAGAAATACAAAACAGCAAGAGCTTATCGCAATCGACTATCAAGAGCAATAAAATAATTATTAAGGTTATTCAGCAAAAGTTAGGGCATATGAAAGTTACAGACATTAGCCCTAGCATTGTTATTAAGTTTATCAAGGACATACAGAAAAAATACACGTACAAAGGTTTAACGGTAAAAACCATATTAAAAAGTATTCTACAGATTGCTAAAGCTCATATGATCATTGAGTACAATCCAGCCAGCGACTTAGGTGGAACGCTCATTAAGCATAAAGTAAAGCACCGTCCATCATTAACACAACCTAAAGAATTTGCCGAACTGCTAAAAGATATTGACCAGCTAGACGATACAAGCCAACTTTATAACAAAAGCGTATTACAGTTGCTAGCACTTACGTTTGTTCGCATTGGTGATGTTTGCGCTATAAGGTGGTCAGATATTGACTTAAACGCCAAGCAGTGGATATTAGAGCCACAGAAAGGGCAGGGACGGGGCGATATGGTAGACAGTGTAATAATACCACTTGCACCGCAAGCCATAGCCGTATTAGAGAGCATGAAGCCAGTAACGGGAGGTTATGATTATGTCTTCTATAATTCTAGACGTAAGAAAGTCCACTATCATCATGCCCAAGAAGTTAATAAGCTACTCAACAGTCCAGCTATGAATAACGGCAAAGGCTATCAAGGCATTCACAGCCCACACGGTTTTAGAGCGAGTGCAAAAACTATGCTGATGGAGCGCCTGGGCTATGATGAGCTGATAACCGAAATACAGTTAGGTCATGCAATGCTTAACAAGTACGGCAAAGCATATAGCCGTTTTGATTTTTCGGATAGTAGAACGCAGATGATGAATGACTGGGCGAACTACCTAGACAATATAAAGGCTGGTAATTTTGATAATGTTATTCATGCTGATTTTAAGAGTAAAAAACAATATCAAGCCTAAAATAGTACTACCATAACCCCATATAAGATAGTTTTTAATCAGTTTTGAGAGCCTAAGGGCTTTCATACCGAACGCAAGGCTAGGACTAATTACCCGAATGGCAGCGACTTACACACCTTAAAGCAGCCAGTGCCTTGCACCTTGTTTTATAAAAAGGTGTGTAAAGGTGTGAATGTGACAAATGACAACTCAAATTATGTACCTGAGTCAAATATTAATGATGACTTGTCTCTAAGTTTATCGAGACGGTTGAGATTATCATATTATTTAGACTGGCTTAGGTTTTTCAGTTATGCCTCAGATAAAGAATCGCCTCATTCAGAAGAAATAGTTGAGTTTATCTACTTTTGGCGTGAAGAAATTAGATATATAGTTGAAGAAGCTATTTTTAACCAAAGCGATTTTGATCAAAAAAGAGTGGCATACCATCGCTGTTATGAAGAAATAATGTCAGACTTTAATAGGTTGAGTTATATTCCACAGTCAATATATAAAGTTGAAACCATCATAAGAGCTATAGCATCTCTTCAACTTGCTTATACTGCTTTTAATAATACAGACTTCTATATTAGTCTATGGTATCAGCAAGCGTATGATTCTAATACGCTACAACTTCGAAGGTTCAATGGTTTTGATTCTAACGAAGTACAAGATAAAGGTTGGCGTAAACCTAATAGAGGTAGCAACATAGTACAGTATGAACTTATGGATAAAGGAGTAAGTATAGCTTTAAACGTACTTAATGATGATAAAGAAAAAAACTTAACAAGCACCGATATAGCAACAATTGTAAGAGACTGCCTAAAGTCTGTACAAGACAACAAAGTGCCTGATATTAAGCAGATAAGAGAAAATTGGCTTATCGATAAACGCTTTGATGATAGAAAGAAAAAAGGTAGACCCAAAGGTAAAGCAGAGGATAAAGCCAAATTAAGAGATAAAATAACCAAAAATATAATAAATAACTACCAGCACAGCGTAGGGTAATTTTTTAGCATAATCTCACAATATAGACTTCACTTACCCCTTAACAGACGTTAACTAGGAGTAAGTGAAAATGTCTAACCTATCTAGCAGTATTCAAAACACCGCAGAACAGCCTACCCCGTTAAACCCTCAAGGCTATTCACGCATTCAGCCCACAGCTGAACTAATCGGACTTCACCACCAAACATTAAGACGTTGGTGGAAATCCGATAAATTCATAAAGCCAATCAATGTTAACGGCGTTCCTATGTTTAGGAATGCTGATATTTTGGCATGGCTTGAAAGTCATAATTCTAATAGCGAGGTGTAGATCATGACTACTACATCAGCCGCCCCAGTGACTCATGAGCAAGCCCCTAAAACTCAATTAGAGATTGTTAAAGCGCACCTCATGACCGGGGCAACAATCACCACATGGGACGCATATCGCCTTTATCAAATCACATGCCTAGCACAGCGCATACATGACCTAAGAACCGCAGGGCTAACCATTCAAAGCGAAATAGTCACGCACAACGACAAGCGTTTTTCGGTCTATTGGCTTGATGAAGCGACTTTGCTTGATATGCAGTCAATCACTAATACTGAAGGGGTTTAATCATGCTTACTATCTCAAACAGCGCCATAGCTATGAAAGATGGGTTCTACTCACTTAATGACCTACACAAAGCTAGTGGCGGCAATAAGAAGCACCAAGCCAGCAACTTTATGCGGTTAGAAGCCACGAAGGGTTTGATTAATGAAATAGAGCGTTCCTCAGATATGAGTAACGGAACAAATTCAATAGCTTACAAAGTTATTCAGGGTGGTGACTCACAACAGCAAGGCACCTTTGTATGTCGTGAGCTTGTTTATAGCTATGCAATGTGGATTAGCCCGCGCTTTCAACTAATGGTTATACGGGCCTTTGACTCAATAGCCAATCAGCAACAGCAACTTAGTCAAAGACTTAATGGTTTATGCCGTGATCTCCATATGGTTAAAGACGGACTCACTATAGCAGGGCGTTTTCTCTGCATTGGTGGTAAGCAGATCAAGCCGCAGATACAGCAAGATATTGATAGCACTCTTAAGCAGATGCAACCCAGCCTTGAACTTCTAGGAGGTGCTGACAGTGGAAAGCAATAACTACATCTTAGAACCGCGCCTAGTGGCAGTAGATAGCTATTACTTGTCTGTTATTGATAACCGCATACAAGACCTATCAAACGATGCTGAGAGCCTAGCAATGGCGCTCAATGCGATCAATACCGATGATGAAGCAAGCAAGGGAATAATAGTCGCCGTAAGATCTGCCTTGCTTGCAAATAGTGAGCTAGGAAGCATCGTAAGCGAAATGATGAGCGGACTTATATTGCTACCTGAAATTAAGGTGAATGACGATGAGTAATGATGAATTGGTAAACGAGGTGATAGACAGGTTAAAAGATGAAGGCTTTTTGATGATAACTGATGATTTTATCGATCAGCTAATCATTACGTTGCACGCCAATGTAACCCTTATTAATACCATGACTCAAATAGCTGAACTTGAAACCAAGATGTTAGGCAGCTTTCTACCTACAGGCAGCCGACAAGTGGAGTCGCTAAAAAACCTATCTGTAAAAATAGCAGAAATCGCTTTTAACGTGGAGTACGTAAGAGATGAACAAAGATAACAAGACCAGTCTAACAGCCAGCCACGGAGCAAATTCGAGCTTTAGCAGCATTGTAAATATGTTTGCTAAATCAAAGCAAGTCACTAAATATCAGACAATAATGACGCATATAAAAAATGATGTAATAGGGGCGGTCACCCATTTATTTAATTTTGGCGATAGTGAGAAACAAGGCTTTACAAGTCGTGCTAACAAGCGTTACTATATAGATCTCTCAAAACTTAACAGCGACTTGCCAAGTCGTAATCTATTGGCTTTTTTTGTGCCTGATAATAGCGCAGCCTCTCAAGCTGTACCTATGCCATCAAGCACTACCCTAAGAGCGCACTTAAGCGTATCAAGGGGGCACTCCCTCATATCTATGGCAAATCTTTTGCCAACCGACTATGACGGGTTGACGCTGCAAAATACAATAGCCGAAAGGCGAATATGCAGGGCGGTTTCTGTTAAGACCGAGAGTAAGACCCGTCACCCTATACTTTTACCGTATAGCGTGGCATTCACTCAAAACTTAACAGGAGCTATCCATCATGGGTAATTCAATCCGTACGACCTCTAAAAGTACCACCACTCCAAAATTCATACCTGCAGCCAGTCAAACGACCTTTGACATTGGCAATGTTGTGCTGTGCCCGTCATTAAGCAGCCAGCCTTTTGTGTTGACAGCTGATCCTTATGGCAATCGTAACGTATTGGCGCTCGAGTTCGACGGTAGCTATTTCTACTATGACGCTAAAGGCTTTTTTGTCAGCGCTAATGATGGTGAGACGGGTGAGTTCCAACCAAGCCTCTACCACAACACCCCCTCTAATCAGCTAGCAATCGATACCTTATACGGTAATACCCCAACTATCCCATCAAGCCAACGTAAAGTAATCGACGCCACCGAATCGAATGATAACGAGGTTGTTTTAATGTCGCCTTGCATGTTGTCTGATACCGCTTGTGACGTTTTGGGCGCTGCTGAGGTCATGTACGATATTGGTCAGCTACTCAACCTTATCTATAGAGAGGACATCTCCTCTAATCAAGTTAAGTCAATGGCGCGCCTTGTGCACGATACTACTGATAGATGGCATAGCATTCTTAACCACCGACTTGATACGCTCAATAAGCCATTAGAACAAACTGGTTTTGGCAAGGTAGAGGGTTAAGACTATGAAAACTATCAATCAGTTAAGACAAGAGTATATCGATACCAAGACAGGCGAACAAATCCACCTAGGTTGGATCGATGCCTTATTTACTACTATCAAAGATGATCTTAATAGTGGTAATACCCACAAAGCGAAAAAACTTGCAGACCTTGGCCAATACTTAGCCCAAGACCTTCAGCATTATTCAGAGGACGAACTAGCACAGCTGCTTTCTGATAAGGAGGGTTCTCTATGAAGACCTTCCCGCAGCCTAAACGCAACCGTAGTCACGCCAAGCGCAAGAGTCATTACCAAAAGTATCAGTCTGCGCGTAAGCCCACCAAGCCAAGTCGCAAGGAAATAAGCGAACAGGGAGGGGGAAATGACTACCACACCGCGTAAAAAGAACGCACACAAAAAGGCCCGAGCTATAAGCTCAGGCTTTTTGAGAGCGATAAATACTTTCGTGCTAACTCCACGGCAAGGACTAGCAGATAAGCGAACATCGTTCAGAACAGTGGTTAGAAACCACGAGAGTGATAATAGCACATCTGCTGGCAACTTGGCATCCATCCAAGCGCAAAAATCTACACTGGTATGGTTTTTGACGCACAGCCAAGCAGGAGTTATGTGATGCACTATTATACATTTCATCCAAAAGATTATATGAGCAAAACCAACTTCTTGCAGCCATTGGAAGACTTGGCTTACCGCAGAATGCTCGACTATCAATACCTAAATGAATCACCGCTTCCGACCGACTTAGATGAGATTGCCATGCTCGTTAATATGCGTTCGCATAGCGATAGCATTGCGGTTGTATTGCGATACTTTTTCGAGCTTACGGAAGACGGTTATATCAACGACAGAGCAGAGCAAGAAATAGCGAAATATCAAGAAAAATCGGAAAAAGCGCGTAAATCTGCTAACGCTAGGTGGAAGAAAAAAGCGCCCAAGCCCAGTAAAGACGAAGGCTCAAGCGATGACGATGCGAACGCATTGCAAACGGATTGCGAAGGCAATGCTAACCATAAACCAATAACCATTAACCAAGAACCATTAACCACTAATACAGAGAGCGAGGAAAATGCGAGCGAATCTGATTATTTGGTTAATTTCTGGAATGGGAATAGACCATCAAACGCTCAAGTTAAGTTATCGGTTTGGTCGAAGAAAGTTAAGGCACGGCTAAAAACGTTTACAGCAGATGAAATAAAGCAAGCCATGCTCTTTGTTATTAACGATAGCTGGTATCAGTCAAACAGTCAGGTGCTAATTAAAAACGTAATTGACAGTGACGATCGATGTGCAGCAGTGCTAGAAAAAAGCAGCCAACCAGCTAAAACAAATCAGGTAGAAAGCCATGGAACCCAACAGCCAAAACAATCGAGATATGACAATCACAAGCAGTCACTCCAACAGCAATTACAAAAGCAATTCGAGGCGGAAGATGCCCAGCAGGGAGTTGATAGTTTTGATTGCCGAGATGTTTACGAGATGGACAATTAGATACGGCAACAAAATGAAGCAAGAGGACTGGGAGGTTGATACGGTAAATGACTGGGCAGAGGTGCTAACCGATCTGCAAATAACCCCTAGTGAATTTGAGACAGCGAAGCAGAAGGCAAAATTAAAAGGCGGCTGGATGATTTCACACCCAGCTGACTTCTTGGAGTTAGCCCGAGGTGCAGTAACAGAGAATTATCCTGATATGCGTCAAGCTTATCTCGATGCAGCGAATCAGCGCACAGATTGCCCGATTGCTTATGAGACAGCTAGGCGAGTGGGATTCGGGCAAATGCGTGAAGGATATGAATATACTACCTATCCACTTTGGCAGAAACATTATCAGGAAGTCATACAAGCTCACTCACAAGGCGCTGAGTTTAAAAAGCCCCAAGTGCCACAGATTGCAAGTGAAAGCTCGTCAGCGGATATTTCTAGCTCAGTAAGTAGTGAGTATCTAGCGAACATCAAAGCATTGTTAGCAGGTGACACGAAATGATTATCAAAAATCACATAAACGCCGAGCGCTCAGTTCTATCTACCCTGCTAGACAACAACGACCAGTACGATGTTATCAGCAACTTGATATCGGTCGGTGACTTTGAATCAGTCGCCCATCGAGATATTTACAGCGCCATTGTCGAGTTGGCTGAAAAGAATCAGCCGCATGATTTAGTTATGGTTGCTGACTTGTTGGAGGCACGCAACAAAGATGTTGATTTTGATTACATCAATAAGCGCCTAGCGGAAGTATCAGCAGCGCCTAGATCAATGCCAAAGTCACTGATATCTCACGTTGAGCTTATCTGTGAGAAGTCGCAGCGCAGAAAGTCGCTGCAAGTGTTGAGAGGGGCTGTTGAATCGCTAGAAGGCAATACACCGACAGAGGATGTAAACAATGCTGTTATCAGCGGCATATCTAATCTAGAGCAAAAAGAAGGCGTTAAGGAGGTTTATAGCGTCGACGACATGATGAAAAATCTAGTTGAGCGCATGGCATCTGCGAATGCAGGGGTAAAAACTTATTTCGAGCTTGGCTTTCCAGAGTTAGATAAATTAATGAAGGTGCGTAAGGGAAATTTGGCGGTCATTGGTGCCCGGCCCAGCATGGGCAAGTCATTGCTAGTCATGAATATACAAGCTCATTTGGCAAAGTTTGCAGAAGGTGTGTCGGTTTTCTTTAGTGTTGAGATGGAGCAGGACGATTTGATGGATAGATTGACCGCATCAGAAACAGGCATACCGATTGACGCAATTGTTAATTGCAGGATGACTGAGGATCAGCAAGCGAGTTTTCAGAAGTTTGCAAGCAGCCAAAAAGATATGCGTCTGCAAGTAGTCAGAAAAACAGGGTTAAGCGTTGCACAAATCAGAATGCACTTAAATAGATTGAAAAGAGAATACGGAAAGATTGCATCGATTGGCGTTGATTATCTGCAAATCATGGATGGCTTAAACGATGAAGATTCAGTGAGCAAGATAGGCGCTACCACAACAGGGTTGAAAGCAATCGCAAGTGAGTTTGAGTGTCCAGTATTTCTTTTGGCGCAGCTTAACCGTGATTTAGAGAAGCGTCCTAACAAGCGACCAGTCATGAGTGACTTACGCGGATCAGGTGCAATTGAACAGGACGCAGATCAGATTGCTTTTATCTACCGTGAAGATTATTACAAGCAAAAAGACGGCAACCCTGATTTAGATGGCATGGCAGACATCATCTTATCTAAGAACCGTAACGGCAAGACAGGCGTTGTTAGATTGGCTTTTGAGGGACACATGGGGCGATTTAGTAATCACATGCCATATCACAATAGTTTTAATGATGTTCCGGAATATGGAAGCTAATCGGATGAAAACAAACGATATTAGATATGGATTAGTTGAGGTAAGCAAATGATTGACGATATACAGGATGTATTACGTGCTTGGGGTGCTTGGTGTCGCTCAGGACGCGACCAGTTAGGCTATAAAAACAATTGGGATGCGATACTAGCGGCAGCACCGAAACCAAAGCAGAGCGATGATACAGACGTTAAGATACGATGGGATTTAATTGTAGATATTGACGATGATTTTATCAGTGACAAACAAGCATTAAAGATTGACCGCATCATAGCGTTGATTGCAAAACACGCCCCAGCACACGCCGAATGCCTTAGATTGAAGTATGAGGCCGGTAAGATACCAAAGGATATAGCGCAAGGCTATCTTACGGCGTTCCTGTACGGTGATAGCGGTAAGCAAGCGGGAGAGCATAGAGTGAGGGAGTATATCGCGCATACTGAGGGGTTAATTATGGGTATGCTGATGGATGATATTTAATACTTGCTTTACGTAGTGAGATACTATAGCATGGGTATATGCTGCATTTATTTGCGAGCAGCTTTTTAATATGACCGCTACCACTGATTACAAGTAGCGGTTCTCTATACCAAGCTCTATCTATTAATTTAGATGGGGCTTTTTTATTGTCTAAATTTTGGCAGAGATGCTATGTGCAAAATATCAAATGCAGAAGTATTCAACCGTTGGAAGTTTGCAGAGAAGCAGGCAGCCAGAAACTACTGGTTTAACTTCTTGAATACGCGTGCCAATTATGGCGATAAAAATGCAGACCAGTACGTTAATACGATACTTATTCATATGAACAACGACTACTCGGTTACAAAGATAGTGTCAGTAATAACACTATCTTTGTAACCGACACTAAGGATGGTGAGTCTTTAGCAATTAGCCCTGATGATTGGGCTTTGATTAAAGAGACTATAGATCAGCAAATCGCGGATGGTTGTTTAGAGGTCTAACTTAAAACACTTTTGCCCCGCCTTGATTGGTCCGGGCATTTTTTATTGAGGTAACAAGCGATGGCACTCAAAGCGCTAAAGCCAAGACTTGGCGAGATGAATAAGATGGGTCTTGATACTCATCAGCCAAAGTCTAAATGGGGACATGGACGAGGTGGAAGACCTTGGCGTAGATTGAAAGATAAGATACTTCTACGTGATAAGCACACCTGTCAGTCATGCCATCGTGTTGGTGGTGAGCTTGAGCTTGACCATATCGTTAATGTCGCCGTTGGTGGTACTGACGATGAAAGTAATTTGCAGATTCTGTGTACTGAATGTCATCGGGTTAAAACCTTGGATGAAAGTAAGGCAGGGGGGAGGTAATTTTCCTTTCCTCTGGAAGTCACAGGACACCACACACCATCTCATTTATAAAAAAAATCCCTCACCCAACGAGGTTAAAGGATATTAACTCATGGCAATGACCGAAAAGAAAAAGGCGTTTGCTGACAGCCTGATTTCGGGCGCAGCCAAGAATATATCTAACAAGCAAGCCGCTATTGATGCGGGTTACAGCGAAGCAACTGCATCACAGATGGGCAGCAAGCTAGCTAAAGATAAAGATGTTTTACGGTACATGGCACAGCAAAAGTTAAACAACTCACAAGCGATTAAAGCTGAGGTTAAAGACTTTCCAAAAATGGATAGTGAGAACGCAGACCCAAAACAAAAATTGCTCGACTTGCTTAACGATGCGGACCCGACGATTGCATTGAAAGCGGCCGCCGCATTAATGCCATATATGTACGCAAGAATTGCACCGGCTGGAAAAAAAGAAGGCGAGAAACAAAGCGCCATTGAAGCCACCAAGACCGGTAAGTTTGCAACACTTAGTCAGCAGTCGGACAAAATACAATAGGTGGTTGCTATGCACAATTCATTTGCTATTTTTTTAACAATGATGTTTTTTGCGGTTTGGATTTTGGTTGCTGTGATATTTGCTGCCATTAAAATAAAGGTTAAAAACAAATGATTACTGAATGGACAACGGCGCTACCTGATTGGGAAAAGCGCATAGTCCAAAAACAATCATTGTTACCTTGTCCACCACTTAATCAAGAAGTCGCAGACATTGCGCTAAAAGTATTTAACAGCCTTGTTTTAGTCGATGTTATTGGTAAGCCTACATTGGGTGAAGCATCATTAAAATGGTCATCAGATTTTGTAGCGTCCATCTTTGGTGCGTATGACCCTGAAACCGGTATTCGCATGATTACCGAGTTTATGCTACTCATTGCCAAGAAGAACGCTAAGTCCACATTGGCAGCCGGTATCATGATGACCGCGCTTATCCTGAATGAAAGGCATAGTGCTGATTTAGTGATTATTGCACCAACCAAAGAGGTTGCTAGTAACTCATTCAATCCAGCGCGTGACATGATTGCTGCTGACCCTGAATTGTCAGCTATGTTCAACGTGAGTGAGCATACAAGAACAATCACGCACTTAGGTACTAACGCAAAGCTAAAGGTTATTGCTGCTGAATCAGAGGCGTTAGCAGGTATCAAGGCGTCTTATATCTTGGTTGATGAATTATGGTTATTTGGCAAACGTGCTAATGCAGGCTCAATGCTGCGTGAGGCAACCGGTGGTCTTGCATCGAGACCAGAGGGTTTTGTCATATATCTAACAACCATGCCTGATGAACCACCAACAGGCGCGATGAAGCAGAAGCTTGACTATGCTAGGTCAGTACGTGATGGCAAGGTTGATGACCCGCAGTTCCTAGGCTTGCTTTATGAGTTCCCTCAAAAGTACCTAGATGATGAGCTCTATCTCAAGCAAGAGAATTGGTACATAACAAACCCTAATATGGGTGCCTCAGTTAACGAGAAGTACATTGAGCGTGAGTTCAAGAAAGCATCTGACGAGGGCAAAGAAGAGCTGCAGGACTTCACAGCCAAGCATTTAAACGTTCAAATCGGCGTATCAATGCGAGCTAATAGATGGGCAGCCAGTGAATTTTGGGAGAAGGCAGCAGCGCCAACACCATTCACTCTAGAGCAGCTTATAGAAGCATCAGAAGTTATTACGATGGGTGTCGATGGCGGCGGTCTTGACGACTTATTAGGTATGGCAGTTGTTGGCCGTCTGCCCGTGGTTATCCGTGAATATGAAGACAGGGTAAGCAAGCAAAAGGTACAAGTAAAACCGTGGTGGGTATGGACGCGCGCATGGTGCCATGAGATTGCACTTGAAAGACGAAAGTCTATCGCTGACACGCTCAGAGATTTTGAGCGCCAAGGCGATTTGTCTATCGTTAAAAACATAGGCGATGAAACAGACGAGCTCGCCAAGATTGCCAAGCAAGTATTTGATAGTGGCAAGTTGGATAAAATCGGACTTGATCCATTGGGCATTGGTGCGCTGATTGATGAGCTCGCCATGATTGGCATACCTGCAGAAAAGCTCATAGGCGTTACGCAGGGCTTTAAAATGTCCGGCTATATCAAAACCACTGAGAACAAGATTGCTCGTAAAGACATGCTACATGCAAGTCAAAACATTATGGCGTGGTCAGTTGGTAACTGCCGAACAGTCGTCAGAGGTAGCGGTACGATGTTGTCGAAAGCTGAATCCGGTACCGCTAAGATTGACCCTGTTATCGGTATGTTAAACGCCGTTGCACTGATGAGCCAAAACCCTGAAGCTCCTAACCCTGATGGACCGACACTGTTTTTTATTTAAGGATTTAGCATGTCTAAAATCGTTGTTTTAAATACAACAGGCTTAAACGTAAGCCAACTATCACATTTAAATATCAATCCCAGTACTGATAAATCCGAGATGGGCATTTATGCAAATCTAATTAACGGTCAAAGAGTATTCTTACAAAAGACAGATAGTTTTGAAGATGCGGTAAGCCTCTTGAAAAAGTTTAGCCAGCTTTGCAATGGTACGTATAGACCACCTTTACCAACGCCGCAGCACAACCCAAATATATAACCAAGACCGCCAACTAGGCGGTTTTATTTTGTCCAAATTTTATAACGAGAAACGATATGACTAAGGCTTATAGCACGCTCAAAGTTAAGTCCGTCACCGAAGATGGCGAGAAACGAACAATTACCGGCATTGCGTCCACCCCACGTCTTGATAGGGATGGCGATACGCTGAATATGGCGGGTGGAGAATACACACTACCTTTCCCTTTCATGTGGCAGCACGACCATTGTCAACCAGTTGGTGAAGTCGTCGATGTCACCGTGTACGAGGACCAGATAGAGGTGGTGATGGAAGTCGCTGTCATTAGAGAGGAGGGCAAGCTCAAAGAGCGCATTGATGAAGCCTGGCACTCTCTTAAAAATGGTCTGGTCAAGGGTTTGTCTATCGGGTTTGGCGTTGTTGATTACGAATGGATTAACGATGGCACTGGTATGAACATCATGAAGTGGGATTGGTATGAATTGTCCGCCGTGACAGTTGGCGCCAATCCTGATGCTGTGATTACCAGTGTGAAAAGTATTAAGCAGGCTTTCTTAGACGCTGAGAACCCTAGCGCCAAAAGACGCAGCAAAACAAGAGCATCACGAAGTAAAACAACCGTCTCTACAGCGACAACGCAAAAGAAGACATCTAAACGAAGCATTTCTTTGGTTAGCCGTAAAAAAGGCGGTGTAACCTTACTATCTGGAGATAATTTATGAATTGGGCTAAACAACGCACGCAACTAATTGCGACCATCAAGTCTAAAAAAAGCAAGATTCGCAATATCATCGCGAAGGCTGCTAAAGCAGATGAAACGCCTGACGAAGAAGCGGAAGAAGAGATTGTTGCTCTTGAAGAAGAGATTGATATCTTAGAAACCAACCTAGATCGTATCGAAGGTATCTTAGAAGATATCGTTGATGCTACCGATGAAGCTGCTGAAGTTATCGTTGAGAATGACGAAGAAATCGAAGCGCTTCTGATGGAAGATGAAGACGAAGAAGACGAAGAAGAAAAAGGCAGCAGCCGTCGCCGTCGCCGTCGCTCTTCTGAAAAGCACTACGTAAGCGTTAAGCCTAACCATGCCAAAAAAGGTATTGCGTTTGCACAGTTCGCCAAAGCCAAAGCGATCTCTATTCTTAATCAGCGCAAAGGCAATTACGTCAACCCGCTAGAAATCGCCAAGTCACAAGGCATGGACCCGCGTGTTATTAAAGCCTTGAAGAAAGCAGTGGTACTAGATACCTCTAACTCAAGCTCTTTAGTGGTACAAAATACAATGGCTGATGAATTTGTTAGCTTGCTAAGAGCGCAAACAGTCGTTGATAAGATTGCAGATAGTATGCGTGCGGCGCCGTTCAATACTACTATCGCAGGTTTGGCTACCGGGTCAACCGCTGCATGGGTAGGTGAAGGTGAGAAGAAACCCGCTACTAACCCAACCTTTTTAGATATTGAAATCAAGCATCATAAACTAGCTGGTATCGTCGTTATGACGGAAGAGTTGCTGCGATTAGCAACACCAAGCGCTGATAAAATGATGTTGGATGACTTGGTTGAAGCGTCAGTCGCTCTGATTGATACAACTTTCTTAGATGACCAACCGCAAACAGCTAACCGCCCAGCGGGTGTTTTAAATGGCGCTCCTAAAGTTGTGGCAACGGGCATCACCGTTGATACTTACGGTGCTGACCTTGCGGCCCTACGCCGCCAATTCATTAGCAATGGTTTATCGCTCAGTGGTGCTTATTACATCATGAGTGAAACTCGTGCTAGTGACATCGGTGAGCTACGTGATGCCCTTGGTAACCCGTATTATCGCGGTATGGACGCCCCGCTTGGTGAAAAAACACTTAACGGCTTACCAGTCATTGAGTCTGAAACATCGGCAGATGTGATTGCTTTGGTTAAACCGTCTGAGCTTTACTTGGCCGATGACGGCGAAGTCCAGATTGATTACAGCGACCAAGCAACCATTGATATGGGCGCATCGACGCTAGTGAACTTGTTCCAAGAGAACAAAATCGCTATTCGTGCTGAGCGTTATATCACGTGGGCAAAACGCCGCGTAGCAGCTGCTGCTTATATTGACTACTCACTAATCCCATAAGCCTAAACATCGTTTAGCTTAAGAATGATTAAACCTCAACCATGTGTTGGGGTTTTTTTATGAGTAGGTATTGGCGTGCTAATGCCTCTGCGCATCAGTACCTACTCCTAAAAAATACGAGGTCACTATGAAGATTAAATATATTAAAGACGCGCCTAACGGTCCTGCTGGCACCAATGATGATGTCGCAGACTTTGAAGGCAATATTTTGATACTAACAGGCTATGCCGAGTTAGCGGAAACCGACAAGCCAAAACCTAAGGCCAAGCCAAAAGCAAAGGCAAAAACTGAAACTAATACTGACGGCGAGTAATTATTATGGGCATGTTTGACTGGTTCAGTAGTAAAAAATCTACAAACAACGCCCAGCCTGTTAGTGGCGGCGATGCTTGGCGAACGATACATGAGCCATCAATGGGCGCATGGCAGCGTAATGAAGAGATTGAGATTAGCAAAAGTGATCAGATGCGCCACCACGCTATCTTTGCTTGTGTCTCACTTATCACTCGTGACATCGGAAAGTTAAAACTAAAGACTAAGAAGAAGTCAGAAGGCGTTTGGCAGGAACACGATAGTCGGGCGAAGGCGCTTATAAGCAAGCCCAACCACTATCAAAATACACAACAGTTTTTTGAGGCGTGGGCGACCAGTAAGGCTACCAGCGGTAACACTTACGTTTGGAAGATTCGCAATCTATATGGCCAATTATGGCGATTGGTTGTGCTTGACCCTGAACGCGTCAAAGTGCTTGTAGATATTGAGGGCAATGTCTTTTACCAAGTCCGCCGTGAACGCCTATTTGACCTTGATGAAGACTTGATGATACCCGCGTCTGAAATTATTCATGACCGATTCAATTGCTTTTATCACCATTTAGTCGGCTTATCACCAATCACAGCTTGCGCACTATCAGCGGCTCAAGGCATTAGTATTCAGCGTAACGCACAGGCATTTTTTGCTAATGCATCGCGCCCATCGGGAATCTTGGTCACACCGGGGTCGATTAGCCCAGAAAAATCAAAAGAGATGAGTCGACAGTGGAACGAAAATTACTCCGGCTCTGGGACAGGCAAAACAGCGGTGTTGGGTGATGGCGTGAGTTACATTCCTATCTCAGTTGCTGCCAGCGATGCGCAATTAGTAGAGCAATTAAAGTTATCTGGTGAAATTGTTTGTACGGCTTTCGGTGTGCCTGCCTTTAAAATCGGGCTTGCGCCGTTACCCGGTGGCAAAGTTAGTGATCATAACGATATCTATTACAGCGATTGTCTGCAGCACTATATCGAGAGCATAGAGACGCTACTCAACGACCATCTTGAATTAGAAGAAGGCGTTGAGGTTGAGTTTTGTCTAGACGCGCTACTACGCATGGATTCAACCAGTCAGATGTCATTCCTTAAGGAAGGCGTCGCTTCAGCGATATTTTCACCGAATGAGGCTCGTGCCAAACTGGGTTATATGCCAGTTATCGGTGGCGAAAGTCCTATGATTCAGCAGCAAAACTTTAGCCTTGCTGCTATCGCTAAACGTGATGCCGGTGATGACCCGTTTTCTAAAACGCCAGTCCCTGCTGAAGCAGACGAAGAACCACAAGGAGATGGCGATGACTTGGGTAACGCTTGAAGAAGCAAAGCACCATCTGCGCTATGACGATGATAGTAATGACCCTATGCTAACGGCTTATATTGCCGCTGCTGAGGCTACTATCAATCAATACATAACAGACAATGTTGCATCAGCTGCCACGCCTGATATTAAGGTCGCAACCTTACTGCTAATCGGTTACTACGACTACCATCGCAACATGGATAAAGACATGCCTAGCGACGGCAATTATTTGCCTGCGCCAGTACGTGCTTTGTTATGGCCGTATCGACAACCATCGGTAAATTAAGGAATTGATATGGCGTGTAAAGGTTGTGAAGAAAGACGTGAATGGATAAGGAAGCAAAAAGATGAAGCCAAACGACGAGCCAAGCTGCTGCTGCAAAGACTTACTGCCGCTGCTGACAAAGATAGTGGAGCAAAATAGCACTTTGATTGAGCAGTCAGCAAACAAAGAGCAAGTCATCATGCAGCTAGTCGAGCAAATAGACGGCTCATTGGCTGAGTTATCCGAAAACATGCAGGACTATGACGAGCCAAGCGGCTCAACTTACTTGGATGGTTAGCGGTATAATAAGTTTCAAATAAGGAGTTTACTATGGACGTTAAGGGTTTTAAGGAAAGACGAAAAAAGCTAGAAGCCGACATAGCGTCTGCCACTCAAGATCTCATTAGCGAGTTTCAAGATGAGACAGGCGCAAAAATTATTATCGTTAGTGTTGATCTGTATGATGCTGGAGCACTCGGTGAACCTGGAAGGTCAATAGTGACCGGTGCAAGTGTAACCATAGGAATTTAGCACAATCACAAACAACAAGCCCTGATTTGAAGGGCTTTTTTATTGCCTAGAATTTAGTGAGAACACTATGCCAGTGCGAGCCGGACAATTAAGACACCGCGTAACGATTGAAAAATACGATGCAGGTGGGCGCGATGATGACGGCTTTGTATTACCGTCACAGTGGATTGAGCATGGCAAATTATGGGCCAAGGTTACACCGTTATCATCCAAAGATTTATTGAGCGCGCAGGCTGAGCAATCAGAGGTCACAGCTCGCATGATGGTGCGCTACAACACTGAGATTGATACGACTATGCGCGTAATTTGGAAAGGTCGGACGTTTGCTATCGATAGCGAGGGCTTGGATGACAACGAAGATGGTATGACTTACACCACATTTAACTTGTCGCAAGGCGTTGAAGTTCATAGGGGTTAATTATGGCCAACGAAATAGAAGGGCTTGATGAGGTCATCGCTCGTATGCGTACGCTAGGTGAGCCTCGTAAGGTTAAGAATGCCGCCACTCGTTCGGCTCGAAAAGCAATGAACATCGTCAGAAAAGCGGCTATTGAGAACGCCAAAGGGCTTGATGATAAAGACAGCTCAAACAGAATATGGAAAAACATCATAACGAAGCCCAGTAAAACAAAGGGTTACGGTTATTTAATGATGAGGGTGGGCGTTAAAGGCGGCGCTAGGAAATACCCCAACACCGCACCAAACAGACGAAGAGGCGTTGCTGGGCAAACCTACGAAACTGGCGGCTCGTCTAAGAACGCTGGCGGTGATACCTGGTACTGGCGCTTTCTAGAATATGGAAGCGCTAGCAATTCAGCCAAGCCATTTTTACGCCCAGCCCTGAACAACAATAAAGACGCGGCAGAATCTGAGTTTAAACGTTCTTTCTCAGAGCAGTTGGACAAGGAGATTGCCAAGCTATGAGCTTTTTACCCATATTTAGAACGCTTAAAGCTGATGCAGCTGTCAGTGCATTGATTGACGTTAATACACGTCTGCATGAGGACGTGGCGCCACATAAAACACCTACACCTTACATCGTATGGCAGACAATCAGCGGTCAGGCACTTAATCACTTAGATGCCGGCGCAAATTTTGACAACACACAGTATCAATTAATGGTCTATGCCGATAATGCTCGTCAAGCATACGAGCTACGCGATGCCGCAAGACGCGCTTTAGAGTCACGATCATGGATAAACAATCCATCAATTAATCAGTATGAAACTGACACCAAGCTTTACGCTCGTGGGTTCGATGCAAATTGGATTTTAGAGCGTTGAGAATTAAACAATCAATGAGAGGTTTTAAAAATGGCTAAAGTTAAAAAAGGCGTACTGACGCAAGGTACGCAAGTATGGATTGAGCATGGCGATGTGCCAGTGCTAACTAAAATGGTTTGCATCACCGGTATTCAGCTAGGCGATGATAGCCCGACTGATATTGCTAACACCTGCTTAGAAGAAATGGACAGCGCAACGTCTATCTATGGCCTTAATCAACCAGGCGAAGGCTCGATTACATTAAACACTGACCCTGATAACGCTAGTCATTTGGCATTGCTACAACTAGCGGCAGACAATGCAGGGGTTAAAGTCTATGTCGGTTGGTCAGATGGTGTTGGTGAGCCGACAATTGGAACGCCTGACACTGAGCTGCCAGCGACGCGCACATGGACAACATTCACCGCATTGCTAAAAGACAGCTCACCTACGTTTGAAGCTGACAGCTTGGTACAGCATACTATCAGTATGAAACGCCAATCAAAAGCAACAACCATCTATGGCACTACTCCCTAGTAGCTAACAATCAATCACAACGAACCCTCTTAATTGAGGGTTTTTTATTGGAGTTTTAAAGATGGCAAAGTTAAATCTAGCCGATATTAAGACGGGCAGCCTTGTATCGCAGATTCGTGATGAAACCGTTAGCTTTTGGCACAATGGCGAAGAGATGAGCGTTGATATCCGCATCAAGCAGTTACCGTTTATTGAGACCGAGTCCTTATTCTTGCGATGGGGCAATAAAGAAAACGTGGTATCTGAGTGGATTAGTAAAGCCTTAGTTGACGAGAAAGGCAAAACCATGTTTACACAGGCCCAAGTAGAAAACAATTTCGTGCAGACGTTAGCAAGCGCAGTTTTTGACATGGTGTGGAACGCTGACAATATAAAAAAGTCGATGGAGAAAGCCAAGAGCAAAAAGGATTCATAGCAGGTGAAAATGAATTGCTTTATGAGCTTGCGCTAAATGGTATTGGCGGTAACACCATTCATCAAGTTAAAAATAATCTGACAATGCTAGAAATAAACCAGTGGGCTGAGTATCGTTCAAGGCGTGGTAGCTTAAACACAGGGCGTAGATTTGAACAAACCGCCGCCAACATGATGGCTCTTCAGGTAAATAATCAACGCCCACAAGCGGACTGGATTGAGCCGCTAGAGTTGATGCCGCATGAAGATGATATTGAAATTAGTTTCGAGGCACAGATTGACGACTAGATATTAATAATATTTAGTCATACTATTAATGGATAAATCAATTATCTTGAGATTGCCATGAAAGCATTACTGTTCGGCTTACTACTGCTTACCCCCGTCGCTTCAATTGCTCACCCAGTCGATGATATGTCGATAAATCAAAAGTGCGATTTGCATTATGAGAATTACTATCGCGTCATAGGTGAGATGTACAAGGGCAAAACTTTGTCTGAACAATACTCTTTGCTCGATATGGTTGGCACCGATTCGGAAGCGACAGAACTTGCAAAAAATCTTACTAAAGCGGTTTACGATAACGCGCCCACTAATAAGAATCCGGCAGAAAGGGCTCTCTATCAGATAAATGTCTCAGAAGTCATTAGAGATAACTGCATAGAGCAGTACCTGAACGCCAAGCCCAGTGATATTGAATAACATAGCAATAATTTATTAAGCCTTGATTGATTTCAAGGCTTTTTTTTGCCCAAAATAAGGATAAACAGTCATGGCATCAGGCTCACTTGGCACATTAACCCTAGATTTGGCTGTAAGGCTGAGCGAGTTTACCGATGGACTGACGCAAGCTGAACGCCAAGCACGTGATAGCGCAAGCAATATAAGTGATTCAGTAAGCAATTTGCGAGATAGTATTGCTGAAGATATGAGTAAGATATCAGGCTCGTTTGTTGGTATGGCCATCGGCGGTGCAGTAGTTGCGGCAGGTGCATTGGCAGCAATGGCGATCGAGACTGCCAAGGCAGATGTGCAGCTAGGAATTATGGCGGGCACAGCTAATTCAAGCCTGAAAAGCTTCCAAGTTTTAACCCACGCGGCAGCTGGCTTTGGTATCGAGCAGGAAGCGTTAGCGGCAATCTTAGCAGACACTCAAGAGAAATTAGGGGAGTTTAGCGCAACAGGCGGCGGCGGTGCGGCTGACTTCTTTGAGGCACTGCAAAACAACACCAAGATGACTGATGAGCAAATCCGAGAGCTTGGAAAAACATTGCAAGGTAAAGATGGTGTAGGCGCTATCCAGTACCTAAAAGATGAGCTTGACGCACTAGGCGCTACGTCACAAGAGCAACGCTTTATCATGGAGAGCTTAGCAGGTGACTTAGGTAACTTGATGCCACTGTTTGCCGATGGTGGCAGAATACTTGAAGAATACGGCGTACAGCTCACAGATGCAGGTGTTATCAAGACGCAAGAGGCTATTGAGCAGTCGCGCAGATTGGCAGCACAAACGCAGGCTATTCAGACACAATTTGATGGATTAAAGACACAGCTAATCGCTCAGACGATACCAGCTTTAAGTACGCTTATTGATTACTTTGGTGAGGGTAGCAAGCAAGGTCGCGGTTTTAAAAATGAAGTAAATGGCGTTGGTGAAGCAGTCAGAATAACAACGGGGTTTATCATAGGTTTGGCGGCAAGCGTAAACATTATAGCGCAATCATTTCAAGCTGTAGGCGCTCAGATGCGCAATATCGGACAGACTTATACTGCATTCGTTGAAGCTGACGGCGTGATTGCAAAAAGTAAGGCTTTAATAGGAGGTACTATCACGAGCGCAGGCCTGATGGCTGTTAGTATGCGATCAATTGGTGATGAGTATGACAGGGCAATCAGAGCCTTTGAGGCATCAAGTGCAGGTCAGCAAAAACGACTTACTGGATTGGCAGGCAGCATCTATGACAATAATGCTTTTTTGCAAAGCCATAGCGAAGGACTGGCAATCAATACTGTTGAGAATGATGCAAACACGAAAGCACTAGAAAAACGCAGCGCAGCCTTAAAAAAGGCTCAAAAAGTCGCTGGTGAAGCGAAGCTAGTGCCAAATAAGGCGTCTTTAGCAAATGCTGAGAAATACGGCTTTGCTGGTTACGAAGCTCAATACGGTTTGCCTTATGGCTTATTAACCGGCATACATATGCAGGAGTCCCGCGGCAATGCCAATGCTACAGGTCCGATGACCAAGTATGGTAAAGCAAAAGGCGGTTTTCAGTTTATCGATGACACCGCTAAGCGCTTCCAAGTTGGCAATCCTTATGATATGAAACAAGCCACCGAGGGGGCTGCTAAATATTTAAGTTGGCTGCTTAAACGCTTTGATGGTGATTTAGCAAAGGCTGTAGCAGCATATAACACCGGCGAAGGTAATGTTGACAAACACCCACTGACTTTGATTTTGTCTGACCGTTGGGCACGCGATAAAAAGACGGGTGTGGGTCAAACCAAACAGTACACGCAAAACGTACTCGGCTATATGCAAGGGGTTACTAGTGAAACTGGCAAGATTATTTATGACAGTATGGTTCAACAAGATAAAGAAACATTAAAACGTCAAGAAGATACACTGCGTCGTCAAGGTTCAATACAAGCAAAGTATGCAACCGAACGAGAAAAGCTAGACCGCGAGTACGCCGCTGATATCACTGAGATTGAGTCTTTATATGCTGAGGGTTCTATTGAGCGTACAGACTTATTAAATCGTGCAAAGACTGAGTATGATGAAAAGCGCACTGCTACCGCCAAATCAATACTTGAAAAATACATGAAAGGCGAAGAAAGACTGACGTATGAGCATAACGAAGAGATAGAGAGGATAAACACTGCATTTGCTGAAGACGACCCAACAAGACAGCTGCTTATTGATTTGCAAAAAGCTGCCTACCAAGAAGATTTAGACAACTTTAGGTTTGCAGCGGGGGCAAAGGCCCGCGAGCAAGACAAGCTGTATCAGTCTATTGCCAATAGCATTAAGTCTAATAGAGATCTTGTTGCTAGCGAAGGGCTTGACCGCATGGCGCAGCGCACTATGAGCAGTAAGGATTATTCAGTATGGCGATTGGCGCAAGACCGTGATGAAACGTCTTATTCAGTCAATAATCAGTATTCCGAGCGTCAGAACGAGATTAATAGAAAGGATGAGCGCGGTGAGTTTGAGCTGCCAGAATTTGAGCGCTTCAAATTGTTGGAACTTGCCAAGCAAGAGCATATAGACAATATGTGGGCAATGGACCAAGATTATGCGCTTAAAGAAAAGACGTTAAGTGATCAGATGCAGGACGCTAAGTTGCAAAACTACGGTAATACGATGGGCGCTATGGCTGGTCTGCTTGGCGCGTTCGCTGGTGAGAATAACCGGGTTAGTCAGATGATGTTTGCAGCCCAAAAAGGTTATTCGCTCGCTCAGATATATCTAAATAACAAGGTTGCATTGTCCGAGGCATGGGCTTCTGCGCCGTTCCCATATAATATGGGCGCGGTAACAATGGCGGCGCTTGAGACAGGTGCGTTAGCCGCGGCAGCTCAAACAATCACACCGGCATTCAGCGGTATTGCTCACGGTGGTCTTGATTACGTACCTAAAGAGCAAACTTATCTGCTTGATAAAGGTGAGCGCGTCTTATCACCCAATCAAAACTCAGACTTAACCAAGTTTATGAGTAATGGCGGTTCAGGCGGCGGTGTAGGCGATGTCAATATCACCGTAAACGTCGATGCGAAAGGCAATAGCTCAATGAGTGGTGATACGGCTGATGGTTTTGCAAAAAGTATGGGAAAGGCAATGGAAGCAACCGCCGTCAATGTAATTACCAAAGAGTTAAGACAAGGAGGTATTATAGATAGGCGACTCAGGAAATAGGGTCGCTATCTTAGTGTCTTTTTACTACAAACAAGGATCGATTATGGACGAAGTAACCAAATGTTCTCTAGCTAACAGCCTGATAACACAAAATATTATTTCTTATCTCATTAAAACGGGCGTGGTTGATGAGGATGATTATGTTGGATATACCGAGCGATTAAAACATGCAGTTATAGAAAATTTTGAACGAGCAGATGGTGAGAACAAAGAGCTGTCTAAAGAGATTATTACAGATATCTTTGACGCACATTTAGAATTCACTAAAGAAGCAAAATAAAATCTTACAACAGCAAGATAAACCACCTTAACGGGTGGTTTTTTTATAGGTGAAATACATGCAGCTTAAAACATTTATATGGTGCGTCGATGCCGGTGCAACGCAAGATACTGAGCTTAGAACTAACGTCACGCAATTTGGCGATGGTTATGAGCAGGTATCTAGTTTTGGTATTAATAATGCGCGCGCATCGTGGCAGGTCGCAAAGACCGCTAATCTGGATGAGATTAACGCCATCTATCAGTTTTTGATGGATCATAAAGGCATTACTCCTTTTATCGTGACAATGAAGGGCGAGACTAAGACCTATCGCACAGATGGCAATATCAACAAAACACAAGTTAGTGGCGCCATTTGGCAAATTTCATTCAATCTCAAGCAAGTGTTTGTGCCATAACCTAACAAATCAGAGAGCCCACCTATTAATTTAGGTGGGCTCTTTTTTTGTGCCTAAAATTTGAGAAGCTAAACGCTTTGTCATTCTAAATCGCTGTTTTTGAGTGACAATCGAACTTACGAGGATTCCTCGATAGTTGCCCCCATCAAATGACCAATTCATCAGCATTCTGCAGGTATAACGATTTTCGTGATACGTCCAGATTTGGACCCATCTCTTAGGGTCTACTGCTTTCTAGGGGACCCTTATATCTTAACTTCCTCATAGTGTGGGAGTTGTTTATCCAACCGCCAATGGCGGATGGGCTTATCTATTCCGCACCTCAAATGCGGAACCCCAATAATAAAGGCTTATAGCATTGTTACCGGTAACGCGATATTCAGCCCCCAAGACTGGGGAGTCGCCACTAAACCAAGAGTGCTTACTAAGTCGACCCGCTACCTTAGGTATTCGACATTAAGTCGTAAACCCCGTAGTTCGTGCCTTCAAAGGTGTTAATTACTAGTATTCGAGATAATGAGGCAACTCTTGAACCTATTTGAATCAACTGTCACCATTTTGACCACAGTTGCGGAATTAATCGATACGCTCAGATTTGAGCGCATCTAAACCATCTTCCCCAATGGGGAGCATGCATGCTTTAGCCTTCACCCGATGGGTGAGGGTGTCGTTTAAAATACGACCCCTCTAAAAGTTATCTGTATCACGATTTCAGTGACCCATGTATCAAACTACCTGTATGGTGATTTCCTCCACGCAGACGAGCCTAGCAAATAGGTAATCCAAATATGGATCATGCTGATTTTAAAGAGGTTGTTATAATAGGGCGTTAACTTCTTCACACCCTATAAAGAGGGTGTACCAAATGGTACGCCTTCCTACCCTCAGGCGGTCAAACTGAATGTATGCAGCCCGTGGCATCATTGAATTACCCCCATTGGGGTTCGCCATCATGGCTAGCGGTAACCAAACACCATATTCGGCACGCATGGGAATCTTCATAGACTAACTATCCGGAATTACCGGACAGTTCAGTTATTTCCAAAATGGAAATAGATGTGAGCAAAAATGCGCGCATCTCAATACATCCTAAAATGGATTTATCAATTAATCCCATCCCCCAATGGGGGAAGCGTTACTACTGCCCAACTTTGGGCAATGGAACAGCCTATACAAACTACATATAGCTATAACTGATTTTGAAGAAGATAACTTGGTCAGATTTGAAATCCGAGCAAGACGACATCACTGTCCATTTTTGGATGGTGGATAGCATTTGACATCATGTCGAGCGGACTTAGGCTTACTCAAAATAAAGATTTCTGAAGCTACTAATGCATGCTCAAATCTGAGCAGGGGTAGTGAGTCAATACTACTGCCTAACTCTGGGCGTTGCTTCTGAGCTCATCATCATGATGAACCCTATTTGTTATTAAAGATATTAACAAGGATTAAAGCTCTAACAAGTTGCGTATGTCACGCATGCGCCAATACGGCTTGCCATTAATGCGCTTAGGTTGAATAGGTCCCTTGCCTTGACTGCACCAGTTGCGCACCGTGGAAACGCTATAACCGAGCATACTTGCACAACGGATATGATCAACATGCGGCGCACCGGCGTAAATAGCCGTGTGCACAAGCTTTTCGCCGTCGTAGCGTAGATGATCATAAGCCCATTTGACGAGCTCATGACCACGCTCACCTGATTCATTGAGAGCATTTATATCGATATCAGTTTCAATCGTTGCCATAATCTATCACCTTATAAGCCAGTAATTTAATGAGGTTTGCCATGATGGCTAGCTCTATTCAAGATTATAAATATTAATTGACTAATATAAAAATAAGCTTAACAGCTAACTGGTTGATAGGTAATAAAAAACCGCCAATAAAGGCGGCTATTTTTTGTCTGGAATATTACTCAATACATAGGGTTAAAATAGACTGATAGTCTACATAATTATGATCATAGTGGCAGTCGTTAAGACAATTATGACAGCAGCCGCTACTAAAAAAGGGGATTTCAATTGAGGCATATTTAATTCCTAATGAGTGGTCTACGGATTCTATACCTGTTTACTGAAAATCCTATGTGAATTTATCGACTAAGCAGTGAGCTATTGTGTGTGGTGGTTTTGGGGAAAGTGTAGGCCATAAAAAACCCACTGTTAGGTGGGTTTTTTATTTAGAAAATTAAATTCTTAATAGAAATTAGGAGATCTATTATTCACTTTACCATTAGAGGCATGCATATTAAACTCTTTAATAAAACCTGTAGGATAAACTGGTAGTGGTGCAAAGTTGCTATCCTGACGCTCATGCCCCGTCTTATTGGGAGAGGAAATTAAATTACCTACAATTTTATCTTTGTGTAATTGCTTAATTCTTTGCATTTGGAGTTCATAGTTTTGCATATTATATCAACCTGTTTAGACCTATAGTGCCATGTAGTACGGAATGGACTGCTGTTTTGGTTATATAGTCTTTCAGTACATCATAATACATTCTTACTTCGGTGTTAAGTTCTTTATTGTCAGCAAAATTAATTATTTTAAGCTTAATTTCTTCACTAGTTAATTCCTTAATTCCAATTCCTCTACCGTGCATGTGCCATCTGTTGACATCTCCAAGTATGGTGGCTATCTTTAAAGCTCGCTCATTCCTAAGATTATTTGTAACACTGTTATTACCAGACTCAGTAATATCCCAATCTTTAAATTTATATACAGGTAGCCAATCTACAATAAGGTTTTTAGAGAATTGAATGTGTTGTTCAATAAATGCAAGCTTTTCAGGTGAAAAAGAACTAATAAGATAATTTATCTCGGCAGCAGCATTCTGTCCAGCATCGTTCATTTTATTAATTGTTTCTAACAATCTGTTATATTCATGTAGATAACCAGTAGCCGGCATCCAATCCCCATCTTTATTTCTAATCTGAGGATCTATAGGTCCAAGTACAGAGAAGTTATCCATATATATTTCATCACCAGATAGTACTAATACTGTGCCGGCTGAATAAGCATAACTTGGTATAATGAATTCGACCTTATCGTAATGATTTCGAAATGTGTTTACTATACGCTCTACGACTTCAACAGAACCTCCTGTAGTTTCTAAAATTACTAGAAGGTTTTTTTTATGAGGAATAGAATTCCCCTCTCTCAAGTCAATAATATCTTCAATATACTGTCGTATTTTGACATCCAACCCGTCAAACATAGGTGATATTATAGCTATGACATCGGCATCAAACCTATTAGTAAGTTGATTTACGCGCTCATTTAGAAAGTTGTTGATAACATCATCAACTGTTGCTTGGAACATATTACTATCCTTTATTTTTATTTAGTCACTATAGTAATGAGAATTCAGTCTTCAAAACTAATGGTTTGTTGCTGACCTGCTTTTTGATGATCCAACACTTCAAGAATTTTATAGTTAGTCTTTAACTTTCCATTTTCCTGATACTGCTCTTTTTGTAACCTAACCATCAAGATATCGCCATCATAAAAAGATGCCTCTCTACCTTGTACCTTCCCAATAAATTCTTCATCTAAAATATTGGCATTAATTTTTGAGTCACCTTGCGTAAACTGCCACTTATTTTTCATATTAAAGTTAATTGTAACAATCTGAAGATATGTAGTCTCTTCAGTAACAAGCATTCGGTCTACGACACTTGGTGGAATAAACCTGCTAACATCTTCTTTGTTGACCTCGACTAGTTTTCTAGATTTCTCATATATACCAAAGCTATCAATACCTTCTTGCTCCAATGGCTTAACAGCCTTATAAGCAGCTTCTCTCACTTCAAAATTATTATAGACATGATAAACGTGGTTATTTACGATAGTAATATCATTATCGAAATAAAGTTTAACATTCCCGTCTCCGATATCTTCAACTTTAGTGGGTTTTTTTCTACCAAAGCGTTTAATTAGATCTAAAAGCGGAACAAGAAGAGTGGTAACTGTTGCAAGAGCCACTACGTCTGGACGTGAAAAAATATCTATAAAAATATCTTTCACTAGGTTTATGTTGGAAATTGCTTGGGTGACAAGTTCAATCTCAATCGATCCTGCCTTTGCATTTCCTTTGATTTTTAGTGAAGCCTTGTATTCACCTTCTGTGCTTTCTGTTACTAAAGCGTCTATTATTTTCTGCATGCCCATTAAGGCAGGAGCAAGTAGAGCAATATCCATTTCATGATTTGCTAGAGCTTCTCCATCATACTTGACTATAAAATTAGTCTTAGGCATTTCATACTCGCTCACAAGCACCTTCCAATAAGTTGTATTATTATATAATATTTAGTGAAATTACACTGTAAAAACTTTAAACTACAACGACTTAGCTAAGTCTATTATACTTCTCTATACATCTCATTACATGCTTTTAACCCAACCTCTATAGCCTCACTCAAGTCAGCACCTTTCTTAATGCTATATGGCACATTAGGTTTCATACCATCGCGCTTCAGAGCGTCGGCAGCGGCTTTATTAAGCGGTGTACCGATAGATGAATCCTTGCTGTAGCCCGCAGGTTCAAAATACACTTCAATGCCAAAATCAGGGTAATAGACACACGATATCTCACCTGATGTCGTAAATGGGTAGGGCGTATCATGATCAGCGGACCAGAATATTTCATGTACCACAGTATTACCAGAAACGAATTTACTAGCGTAACTTCTATCTTGGGAAGGAGTGCAGGCGGTTATGAAGAGCAGTACTACGGCGCTAATTAACCACCTGGACAAATTGATTCGCATGGTACACCGTCCTTGTCGCGGTCCAGTTTATTATTACCACACTTAAGCGCCTGTTTCGCCTGCTCACAGCTCACCATTTGCCCACAGGTGCGCGGAAGTCCTTTGCACTGTGAACCGCCAGCACCTTTAGCGAATAGCGGGTGATCGACCTCGACAGATTCCTTCAGGACAGAATTGCTTTGAAATGGATTGTCTATTGTGGAGACTGCAGCATTAGATGATAGGGCAAAGAAAAGTAGTGAAGCAGCAATGAATTTATAATTATTCAT